GGGTCTTAATGAAGCTAGAGACGCTTCTAGTCCTGATCCAAATTCTTTAGTAGGGTTACAAAAGTTAGCTGCTTTAAATTCAAACACTGCTACTAGACACATACTAGATGGTAGTTTATATATTACAAGGAGATTAGCCGAGGCTTTATCTTGTAGGGTATCTGATGTGTTGGAGTATTCAGCAACTAAGGAAGAATTTATAAACCAAATAGGTAAGTATAATGTAAATACTTTAGAAGATATAAAAGATTTATACCTACATGATTTTGGTATTTTTATTGAAGTTTCTCCTGATGAAGAGGAAAAGGCTCAGTTAGAGGCTAATATACAAGTGGCTTTAGGTAGGGATCAGATTACTTTAGAGGATGCAATTGATATAAGACAGATTAAAAATATTAAGATGGCTAATCAACTGTTAAAAGTCAAGAGAAAGAACAAAGAAAGAAAAGACGTAGAAAGAGAGAACGAGAAAATGCAGATGCAGGCTCAGATTAATAATCAATCCTCACAGGCTGCGGCTCAGGCTAAGATGCAGGTTGCTCAAGCAGAAACACAATCTAAGGTGCAAGTTAAGCAAGCAGAGGCTGCTTTTGAAATAGAGAAGATGAATGCTGAGGCTGCTCTTAAGAGAGACTTGATGCAGGTAGAGTTTCAAATGAATATGCAGTTAAAAGGTGTGGAAGCTCAAGCTATAGTAACTAGAGATGAGATGAAGGAGAAAGCTAAAGATAATAGAGTTTCTATACAAAATACACAACAATCTAAACTAATACAACAAAGGAAAGATAACTTACCACCAATTAATTTTGAGTCCAATGAAGATTCATTAGATGGATTTGACTTAGCTGAGTTTGACCCTAGGTAATTATATTTAAAAAAAATCCTTAATTTTGTAGTTAAATAATTAAATCAAATAAAATGTCAGAATTAAAAGTAAGAGAGGTATCTAGTGTACCAGAGAAGTCAAAGGCTGAAATAGAGCAAGAGCTTCTTGCAAAACATGAAGAGCAATTTGAAGATGGTAAACCAAAAGAGGAAACCACAGTAGTTGCCGCAGAAGAAACTAAAACTGAACAACCTACAGAAGAGCCAAAAGCTGAAGAAGAGGTTAAGTCAGAAGAAAAGATTGAAGAAGAGGTAGTAGAAAAACAAGACTACCAAATTGGAGATGAAGACGTTCTTTCATTT